GTCCCCTCTGGGGATGTCACTGACGGGACCGGCGCGACGTTCATCCCGGCCGGCGCCACGCGCGCAATCTGGTTGGACAGCCTCACGGACCTTCGCGTGATCGCTGCGGTGGCGTGCGTCGTCACCGTTGAGTGGACGGCGTAAGTCATGCGTGTTCCCTCGATCTTCAACCGTAGGGGGCTCCCCTGGGCGGTCTCAGGGAACGGCTACTACGGAACCACGGTAAGGTGGGATGCGTCCTCGCGGGCGCTCCCCTACGGCCACACGCACTCACGCAGTGGCATCGGCTGGTGCTGGAACTCGTCCGGGTATCTGGTGGCGCCGGAGAACCTGCTCACCTATTCCAACGACCCAAGCAACGCGAACTGGGTTGACATTGGCGGATGCACGACGGCTCAAAACGTCACTGGTCCCTCCGGACAGGCGAACTACGCCTGGACGCTCACTGACGCAGGCAACACCAACAGGTACAAGCAGCAGAGGTTTGTGGCGTTGAATAAGGGCTGGCACGTCTATTCAGCCCGCGTGAAAAAGACGACTGGAGCCCAAGCGTCGTATCCAGTCCTCATGTTCACTGACGATGGGTTTCGAATGGCGGCGGTCACCATCGACACCAGCAACGGCGTCGCAACAAAGTGGACGGCTTACACCGGGTGGACGATCCTCACGTCGGCGGTCTCGATCACCGACGAGGGGAACGGGTTCCTGCGCGTGCAGTTGAAGTTCGAGCATGTTGTCGCCACGGGTCTTGTGTATCTGTTCCCGGCCGGGACCACAAACGCCACGCAGTCAACTGGGACGGTGGACACTAACGCTCAAGGTAGCGCCGTGTTCTGCGACACAATGTTGCAACGCGGGTACTACGCCACGGACTATCTTCCCACTACTTCGGCGGGACTCGCAGCACCGTGCTTTGAGACAGACCCGGCGGACGGAAAGACGCGGCTATTGGTGCGCGGTGCGGAAGTCAATTCGATCCCGTACTCCGAGGACTTGTTGACGGCTCCGTGGGTCCCGAACGTCGGCGCGGCGTCGGCGAAAAACGCCACTGGGTTGAGTGGACAGCCGAACGGCGCGTGGACACTGGTGGACGACAACGCCGGCTCATTCCTGAATGTTGCAGGTAGCGTTGCTGTACCCAACGACAGCAACAAACACTACATCAAAATCTGGATTGCGAAGACATCCGGTGGAACGTCGAAGACTTTCGGCGTCAATGCGGCACTCACTGGCGGCACTCCTGTATCCGCAACGCCGCGCGTGAACACGGACACGGGCGTCGATATGGCGGCTACGGCAGCAATCTCGGACGAAGGTCTGTGGTGGGGCGTGACGATCGGTCTACAAAACAACTCCACCGGCAACACGCTCCTGTCTCTCGCGATGTACCCGGCCGTGTCGGGTAACGGCGTCTTCGGGGATGTTGTGACGACCACTGGGTCTTGTGTGATTGGCGCGGTCATGGTCGCGCTTAATCCGTACAGTCAAGGTGTCGCCGGATACGTGCGGACCCTTGCGTCTCCAACGTCAACTGGCGAGGACGATCTGCGGTGGGACAACACCGTGTACCCGTTCCTGGCGCTATCGACTGGTAGCTGCGCTGTCAAGGTGAAGCACATCGTCACACCAAGCGCAGTCCAGGCGGGACTCCTGTCCGCCTACAACGTCGGAGGTGGTCCAATCCCGATGTATTTCCACCACGCGACCAGCGATCAGGCGTCGATATACGACACGACTACTGTCCTCGACAGCCTGTCGTGGAGCCCAACGCGCGGTCAACAAAGCGTAGTTTCGACTACGTGGGGTGACGGGCGAATGATGTCCGCTGTGAACGGTGTGGTCGGTGTGTCCGGAGCCTTCGACGGGTCCATGTTGTCGGGCGCGGGTATCTTCCGTTGGGGAAACCACGTTGACTCCGTCGGCGTCAATCAACCGATGCCAGTGGCAATCGAGTCGATCCACTTGGGCCGCGCAAAGCTCTCCCCTGCGCTCCTCGCTAACGCGATCCGGTGATCCGGCGGCTCATAGCCGCCCTTCTGATCTCAGTGTTGTCCGGATGTGGGACCTATTGGTTCCCCGCTTCGTGGCCTCCCGTCCAAGTGACGGGGGTCATCGAGGTGGATCGCCCATGTGCACCCAGGGACCTCCTTGGGTGCTTCCACACGGACACCGGATTGATCGAGGTCAAGACGGGCCTCCCGCCGCACGTGCGGGACTGCGTGCTGCGGCACGAGTGGAAACACAGTGAAGCGTGGGACCACGACCTGCGGCCTGTCTACGCGATCGACTGCGGCGACGGGACGATCGTACAAATGCCTCTGCCATAGGAGACCGTCGTTGCGTCTGCAACGCATCAAGAAGCTCACACCTGAGTTAGCGACTCAGATTCGCATAGCCCACTCTACGTGCTTCCCTTGGGACAAACCGTTCACCCCCAAGGAGGGTCAATGGTGGATTCTTTGGGACGGTCCGATCGTCGCCGCGTTCTGCGGCATCCGCGCGTCCGCGTGGTGGAACGATTGCGGCTACCTGTCACGAGCAGGCGTGCTCCCTCAGTACCGAGGCAAGGGCATCCAGAAGAAGCTCATCCGTCTTCGCTGCGCCTACGCAAAGAAGCAGGGGTGGTCCTGGGTCGTCACGGACACCCGAGACAACCCTGCGTCCTCCAATTCACTCATCGCGTGCGGCTTCCGCATGTACCGCCCTAGCAACCCTTGGTCCTTCAAGGACGCCTGCTACTGGCGCCGCAAGATCACCTAATCATGACTGACGACAACACCCTCCTGGCGAAGATGCTGGCGATCGGGGCGGCGGTAGGGCTCTCTCAGGTCCTTCTCTCCGACGACCCTGTGTTCTCCAAGCGGACCCTCGGGAAGATTCTCTCCAACGCGATCCTCGCGGTGGCCGCAGGGTCCGCCCTTACGTTTATCCCTGGGATCAACACAGTGGGCCTCCTGGGGCTCTCCGCCGCGATAGCGACCCTCGGCACCGAGGCGCTCGCGCATCTCTTCAAGAAGTACACCGATGGAAAATCAGACTGAAGCGGTCGAGGTCGATAAGCCGACCTCCGACGACATTCGCGACGTGCTCGCGAAGACGCTCTACACGTCGATCAAGAACGGGGTCCCTGTGAAGGACGACACGACCGGCATCGTCGTCCAGGCCCCGGCTCCTGCGGCGATCCTCGCGGTCGCACGCGCCTACCTCAAGGATCACCCTCCGGCCTCCATGCCGGCGGCAGGGAGCCCCACTGGGTTGCTCAAGAAGCACCTCGATGGGAAGACGCTCCCATTCACTCGCGATAAGCATTGAACAAGCTCCCCTTAGCGGCGGCCGTTGAGTCTGCCGTCACGGGGGACTCATCGCCGGACTGGTACTCGTTCCCTGGGGACCCCGTTCGGTCCGACTTCAGGAACTTCCTGTTCCTCGTGTGGGATCACCTGGGGCTCCCCGATCCGACCTTCGCGCAGTACGAGATCGCATACTTCCTGCAATGGGGGTATCCGGGCTTCTACTCGCTCCCTGATGGGCGGATCGTCAAGCGGTACGACTCCGAGTGGGACAAGCTCGATGCCGATGAGCAGAGCCTAGCGCAGCCCCTTGAGTCCACCAAAGAGACCGGCCGCGCGGACATCGTCGAGGGCTTCCGAGGGATCGGCAAGTCGTACATCTCGGCGGCCTTCGTGTGCTGGTGTCTACTACGTGATCCGGTCAACGAGAAGATGCTCGTGGTCTCCGCCTCTGGCGTGAAGGCCCGCGAGTTCGTGGCTCAGGTCAAGTCGCTCATTCAGTCGATGGAAATCCTGGCGCACCTCCGGCCGGGGATGCCGGGGTGGACCTCCACCTCGCGGGATCAGATCGACCGCTTCGACGTGGCCGGACACTCGCTGTCCCAGAGCCCGTCCTTGAAGGCGGCCGGCATCACCGGACAGATCACCGGGTCCCGCGCGACGCGCATCTTCCCGGACGACATCGAGGTCCCGGAGAACTCCAAGACCGAAGAGTCGCGCGAGAACCTCCTGCGGCTCGTCAACGAGTTCGACGCGATCCTGGTCCCCGGCGGCCACACTCAGGTCACCTTCTTGGGGACCCCTCAGACCGAGGAGTCGATCTACAACCGGCTGATCCGCGAGCGCGGCTTCAGTGCCTTCGTGTGGCCGGCGCGGTATCCCAAGGTGGACAAGCGTGGCACCTACGTGCACACGCGCGATGGCGGTGATCTTCACGACACCCTGGCGCCCGCCCTGCGTACTCTCGATCGACACCCCAAGCTGGCCTGGATGCCGTCCGATCCGAAGCGATTCGGTGAGGTCGAGTTGATGTCCCGCGAGGCCAAGGGCCGCTCCTGGTTCGCATTGCAGTTCATGCTCGACACCACGTTGTCGGACGCGGAGCGTTACCCGCTCAAGCAGTTCGACTTGATCGTGATGTCCTTGAACGCGATGAAGGCCCCCATGACTGTCCAGTGGGGCCGCGATAGCGATCGCAAGAATGTCCGCAACGACATCCCCAACGTGGGCTTCTCTGGGGACTACCTCTTGGGTCCACTCTTCGTGGACAAGGAGTGGCGCGAGTACACCGGCAAGATCATCTTCGTGGACCCCTCGGGTCGCGGTAAGGATGAGACCGCGTGGTGCGTGCTGGCGGAGCTTCACGGGATGCTGTTCGTCCTGAAGGTCGGTGGTGTGTCGGGAGACATCAACACCGCGATGGAGCGGATCGCAATGGACGCCAAGCTCTTCAACGTCAACCAGATACTCGTCGAGCCCAACTACGGCGGCGTGATGTGGATCGCGGCTTTCCAGCCGGTCCTCACCCGCGTCGGCAAGGGCTGGACCTGCGCGGTGGACGAAGCTGAGTGGGCTGCCGGCATGAAGGAAGCGCGGATCATCGACACCCTGGAGCCGGTCATGAACCAGCACAGGCTGATCGTGGACGAGTCCGTGGCGAAGGATCAGGTCCTCATGTACCAGTTGACCCACATCTCGAAAGAGCGCGGGTCCCTGACGCACGACGACCGTGTGGACTCCCTTGCGGGCGCCGTAGCGAACTCCGCAATGTCCATGATGATCGACTCCGCCCAGAGCCGCAAAGAGAGACTTGACGAGGAACTCGACGAGCTACTCGAAGACTTCGTAGAGACCTGCAAGATCGCCAGCGTGGCGGGTATGCGTACCGGCCGCGTCTGGAACAACAAAGAATCAACCTACTACACAAGCAGAGATCAATGAGCAAGAAGAATCGCGGCGCCCCTGAGGCGCCCAAAGCAGAACCCTTGGCCGGCGCAGAGCAGGCCATAGCCGGCGTCGAGGCCCCCGAAGAGCAGGCCAAAGCCGGCGTCGAGGCCCCCGAAGAGCAGGCCAAAGCCGGCGTCGAGGCCCCCGAAGAGCAGGCCAAAGCCGGCGCGGAGCCGGAGATCACCTCGGCACCCGTGGCTCCCCCGAAGGCCCCCGCAGCGCCGCCCAAGGTCGTCAAGCCGCTCAAGGGTGATGTCACCCGTACCGTGGCCGAAGGTCCCGGCGGGATGAAGATCGTCGAGACGGTCAAACCCGGCGCCACCTGGAAGCCGGACACTGCGTTGTCGAGCGAGGCCCTCAAGGGCAAGACCCACGTGGTCGTCGAGGGCTACACCTCCGTCCAGATGGACGCGAGCTTCCCCAAGATCAACTCTGCGCGCATCGCCAGGGACCTCGGTCTCGATCGGGCTACCTGTCTCCTCCTGACGAACAAGGAGCCCCAGAAGCTCGAAGAGGCTCGTAAGGCTGGCCTCAAGGTCGTCACGGTCGCCAACTGGGACCGGATGCGTCAGGGGCTCGATCCCTGGGCCGAGGAGACCTCCGATGCGTAAGGCCCTCCGTCAAGCTGCCGGCGTCGGGCTGATCGTCGCCATGGTCGCCTTCGCCCACAAGGGGCAGGCTGTAGAGCTTCAGGGGGAGGTCATCAAGCTGACCCCTCAGGAGGCCGCTGTGTGCGCCTCCGTGGGCTGCTACGTGATCCCCGCCCCGATCCTGCTCCAGGAGTTCGAGCGCCAGAAGCAGATGGCCTACGACCTCGGGGAGGCCCAGGGCGCCCAGACTGCGAAAGCCAAGGCGGATCAGGAGTGCAAGGTCTCCTGGAAGTTCCGGTCGTAAAACCGGGGAGGGCCTTAGGGTCTTCTCTGGGTTCAACCCTGCGGGCCGCCCAAAGTTGTCCAAATAGGCCGCCGGCTTGCCAGATCGGGCGCCATTGGACGATCGCGGGGTGGGCTAGGGGTTGGCCTAGGGAGGGCTCTGCGTCGATCCTGGGCTGTTTAAAACGGTCCGGCTCAAAACTGCGGGAAATTTCGTGTGACCATATTCTCCCGCCGCCGCTGGCCGATCCCCCCGTAGCCCCGCCGCGTGGCCTGCCCGCTCGGGCGCTGCGCGCGGGCTCCGGGAGGGGCTCGCCGAGGGGCGTACCCGGCACACAGTCCCGGCACACTGGGAGCACGCAAGGCGTAACCCATTGATGTCTCAGGGGTTCGAGGGGTGCACGTGCGGACTACCGGGGCGCAAGGGGACCAGGGCGCGAGCTTTCCAGGCGTGCGAGGGGCGGCCTGGAAGCCGTTCCAGGCGTGCGCGATGCAATCTGCTCACGCTTGCAAGCCCCTGTTTTTGTGTCATGGATTGTCACAAGTGACGTATAGTGTCACCGAATTGTGACGTAGATTGTCACATTGTCACTGTACGTGCGGACTGGCTGAGAGGGGCGCACCCGGTACAATGTACAGTAACTCATTGATGCGTAACAGATATTCATTGTCCAGTGACTTTGTGTTATGGAGTTGGCACACGGGTTGCATATATTCCGGCACACCAACCCGCACCACTTGGCGCACAACCTGAAGGGGTCTCATTATGAAAACTGCAATGTTGCTCTCTGCCCTGGCCTTAGGCGGCCTCATGGGCGCACTGTGCTACGCATGGTCCTTCACTGACACGATGTTCGGGGGCTATGTCGGGGCTGCCTCTGGTCCCCTGGCCCGATAACGCGGAGGCTCTAAGCATGGCACACACTCTGCACAATGTTCGCTTCTTGATGCGCCTCAGGGGACCACGTGCGGGACTGCGTTACCTCGTGCGGTGCATCTATTTTCACGCCCTCAAAATCCAGTAACACCACGTCAACCAACAGCAAAGGACACACAATGAAAACTGTTTTTAGATCTGCAATGGTTGCGCATGTATGGGCGCAACAAGGCCAACAATCCGGGCGCAACGCGAACGGGTCTTTCTATTTCACTGGGACCACGATCTATAGCTACCGGGACTCGTACCCACTTGCGCGCTTTGTGTGGGCCAAGGGTGCGCCAGTCCTGGGCGTACTCATGCGCGCGGGGCAGATGTGCAGCAACACGACAGCGCAGCACATGGCGCACGTGAGCCGCGCCACATCACGCCCCCGTTTTTATGTCGCTAACGTCATGGCGAATTCCGCAGAGGAGCACAAAGCGAACCTCCAGGACTACCAATCGCGGATTGATGCCCTCGCCGACAAAGCGATACGGGCGCGCACACATGGCGATGCGTACAAACGCGACGCGGTAATGTTGGTAGAAGAGGCAGACGCCTATGCGCGGCACGTGGGGAGTAAACGCCGCGTTGTGTCACCTGAGTTCACACCCGAAGCTATCGCAGCAATGCGTGAGGCGCGCGCGGCCGCCGCAGAGAGGGCCAAACGGCAAGAAGCCGCGCGGGTGCGTAAGGAACGCGCCGCACTGGTGAAACGCGCGGCCGAATGGGTTGGGGCTCAGGAATGGGCAAAGGTGCGCGATTGGAAGCCGGGAGACGTGCTCCTCCGGGTGCACGGGGACGAAGTCCAAACTTCCGAGGGCGCAGCCGTTCCGGTAGACCATGCGCGCCGCATCTGGCCTGTAATCACGCGGTGCAAATCAACGGGACAGGCGTATCACAGGAACGGCCACACGGAGCATGTAGGGCATTTCACAGTGGATGCGATTGACGCGGACGGGAACATGGTAGCGGGTTGCCACCGTATCGGGTTCGCCGAGATTAACCGGATTGCTCCTCTGATCGGGCTTACGCCTTACGCTGCTCAGAACGTCCAGTGACATTGTGACTTGCAAGCTCTTCACACGAGGGGCTTGCGGGGCGCAATGTTGCGTTATCTCAACAGGGGGCTTTATGTTGACACCTGAGCAATACGAAGAGCACAAAACACGCGCGCAAGCGTGGCGCACCTGGGCGGAGCAGTACAAGCAACGCAACGGTTGGACCGTGATACCGGCGGGGGTTGAACCTCCAGAGGGCGCGCGCATCTCGAACGAGGAGCGCAGCGCAATCGAGGTTTACGAGTTCGTGAACAATCCGCCGGACCGCTATTTTCTCTACGTCAACGAGGCGCAACGCATCGCGACAACTTGGACAGGGGACAAGCTCGGTGCGTTGTTCCTGGGCGCATCGTGGCGGGATAACTTCGGCGGTACGCGACGCAGCGTGACACTCCATGCCATCAACGGCCGCACGTATCACGGGACCTATTTCAAGAGTTCCGGGGACTATGCGCGCGTCAAGCTCGCGAAGGGCGCGCAGTGAACTGGCGCGACACTCAAACCCAACAGCAACGGGCGCGGATTGTTGACGTGCTCGTGCTCATCGCTACGATCTTGATCGTGGCACTACTCACGGGGTCGATGCTATGAATCGAACAAGGCGTATGCCGTTGGCCGTCTGGAAGCGTGAAGTTCAGCGAGTCGGCGAGTACAACGCGCGGAATTCGATCGCCGACATTCTTGACGGGATTTATATCGTTTACTCCCTATTGATTTATAAGACATATTTCCCTCATAAAATAATACTTGACTCCCTTACATA